TCTAAGGCTTGAGCATCGGCAGTTATAAAGACTGCCGTGACATCTGAGCCTGTTAGTCTAGTTGCCATAAGTTACTCCTTATTCAAATATGATTCTGTTGATTGCTTCATAATGAACATCAAGTGCTTCGGCTGCTGCTGCACCAGCTTCTATTCCAATGTAAGGAATAAAATCAACATTGTCAGTTAGAGCTCCAGATAGAACTGCTGCTGCACCTTCTGCTACAGCAGATACTGCTGTTCCGCCTGTTGAACCAGCTGTAGTAGTAATGTCGTACTGTGTACCGTCAACAAAGATTGTTGCTTTTCTGTCACTGTCAACAACCACTTTTAAGTGGTATGTGGTGTTAGCAGCTACTGTTATAGGCAGTTGCGAAATAAAATCAGTTCCACCAACTGAGTGTACAAAATGCAATTTAGTAAAATCAGTAAACGCTTCTGAGTTAGTCGCATCGGTTTGGAACTTAAAGTACGCTTGGTCTGCATCTGTAGCAACCAACTGGTCGTTAGTAAGTTTTAATCCGGCCCAAAACTTTTGGTTATCAATGGCGTTTGTTGAAATAGCACATTCCCATTCTGTTTGGTTTTCAGTACCCCATAACACACCTGACCAAGCTGTAAAAGCTGTATCTAAATGTGGAGCAATAATTGCTTGGTCTTGGTCAGCACCAGCAGTTGTGATAGTCAAACCAGCTCTTGTGGTATCAAAAGTAACCAAAGCAGTGGTCATGTTGGTTCCTAGAATTTCAAAGTCTCTGTTTGCTGCTCTTGCAACTTCAACCGTATACGCTTGGTCAATGTTTGCATTGGTTGCTGGTCTTTTCTTAAACCATTCTGTTAAAAAATACCTGTCAGAAGTTAATGCACTTCTGTTGGTGTTGTTTGCATTTGTTCCATGTACTACAAGTTTACCAGCAGTAGTAATTTCAACTTTATCGTTGATTTGATTACCTGATGTGCTGTTTGTAGCTAGGTGTTGGAAACCACCTTCAGACCTGATAGGTCCACTAAATGTCGAATTCGCCATAATTTCCTCCTTGGGAAATAAGTTTTATCATCTCGGCTTGTCTGCTAGGTCAGTTGATAAAACAAAATTAAAAAAAATCCTAGTAGTAAAATCATACTACTAGGACTCTTATTAAGCAAACTTTTCATCAATGTCTGCCCCTCATTTGTTTGAAGCTCATGGGTGAAACGTAGTTCAACAAAGAATAAGACTTTGTAACATTTCCTCTGGCTCGGTTTAAAAGAGGTGACTCGTCATCGTATGCTTGAAAAATATCTCCTTCAAAGAATTCAGGATGGCTCACATTAATAAAACCCCAAGTAGATTCTCCGCTAATAATTTTTATGTACTTTTCTCCTTTTTCTATTGAGAGATTGTTTTTAAAGTTTTCAACTTTATTTTCCATTACTTCTTCATTAATTGGATATCCGCGAGACTCAGCAATACCTATAGTTATACTAATATAATTGCTTGTTATATCTTGTAGCAGCTTTTCTAATTGTATGTCTGTAATCATTACACTTCCTCCGATTTTCTATTGAAGCGTTCAATCCTAGCTTTTTCTTCTGCATCCTTTTTAGCAGCAGCTTGCTCTAGCCATTCTTTTTCTTCTTCGTCATGCTCACGACTAATTTCCTGTTCATAATCGTAAGCACTCATAAGTTTAAGTAGCTGCCAGTCAAAACCTCTTTTTGAGTCTGCTGACATAGAGAAAAACTTATTTCTTTTTCTTCGTATTTCTGGGTCTAGGAATTCTCCATTTGCTAGTTCAATTAAAGTGCGGGTGTAATCTTCTTCATGTATTTCAATCTCGCTTAGTTCTACATGACTTATCCAGTCAGTACCATACACTGCGGATTCTTTAACAATAGTAGCAAGTTCGTCATAAGCATCCTCCATAGTTTCGCTGTAAAGCCACTTATCATTTTTCAAGTCGTCTGATTGTATGTCTGTTATATATAGATATTTCATTACGCCACCTCCAAATTTCTCAAAGAGATTTCAACACCTACTTCAAGTAAGCAATCTCTTAAACACATTTCTTTTAGAGCGAACTCATTATCATTTATATACTCTTCATCATATTCGCTGTTTAGAGCAACTAATTGAGCCTTTAAAAATTTGGCTATTATTTGATTATTTGTCATTTTTTCTCCTTTGTTTATTAATCTCACTTCTTAATTATAGGGCAATATGCTGTAACTTGCAAGTATTTGCACAAAATAATATTAACTAATTTTAGACCAAAAAAAAAGGCAACCGAAGTTGCCCTTTCTTTGAAATACTTGAGTTATAAACGGTATTTCTAATCGTTCTAGTTATGCACCTTGCGATCCATAGATTCCTCTCCAATCGGAGAAACCAAATGAATATCTTTCACGAGCTTTGTATCTGATGTTTCCAGTCGAAAAGTCTGGCTCCATAGAAGTTTCCATACCACTTCTTTGGAACATTTTTAGACCATCGCCTTGATCAGTTACAGAAGTTAAGATGAAGAAAGCATCTGGGTCTGTCAGATAATGGTTTACTGAGTAACCACCAGAAAGAACACCAGTGTTCTTAATAGCGTTCAGGTCATTGTCTGAAGTTCCAGTTCTTAACTGAGAATTTAAAATTCTGTCAGCTACAAAAACAAGTTCACTAGGAACTATCATTTTTGATGCTTGTACAGAAATTGTCAATCCTCTGTCATCCGTGAAACCGCCTATGTCGATTAACGCATCTTCTAATGAAGTTTCGTTTAAATCAGCCATTGATGTAGCTCTATTAGCAGCAGAACCACCACCAGAAAGTGGGTGATCGGTTGCTATTAAAGATTTACCATCTCCACCAGTAAAGCTGGATGAGAAAGCGTTGTTTAATACGTCTGCACCTTTAACTTCTTTGGTGTTAGCCATAGATTTTGCTAATGCTTTAACGTATCTCTTACCTAAAGAGTCATAGAGGTTGTCTTCAACTGCTTCTTCAGTTAACGCAAACGCTAATGCCACTGTATCGTGGGTATAACGTGCACTGTAACTTTCAGATGCGTTGTCGAAGCTAACGCCTTGACCTTCAGTTTTTGTTGGTGCTGAACCAAATCCAGTTATCAACACCTCTTCTTCAAAAGCACGGTTGGAATCTTCTACAGAGAAAATTTCTTCGTACTCATTGTTGTACTCATCATAAGATAAGCCAAAGAGGCTGTTTAATCCGGGTTCTAACTCTTTAGCGAGTTGAGCTCTTGATATTGCCATTGTTATTTACCTTATGCTAGACCAGCACCTTTAACTCCATTGACATGATTACAAATCGTGCAATAGACGTTGGTGTTAGCTGACGCTACGTCATCGTTATCAGGGTCCTGTGAAATATCTAATGCTTTTAGAGGCAACGTAGTGGCAGTTCCGCCAGTTGTTACATCAAGTTCTACATTAGAACGTCCAGAGGCTGTATCGCCAACAGGAGAGTTTTCAACAATGTCAAAATTTCCGAACAAGTCAGTTACTGGAAAAGCAGCATCAGCTTGTATTTCAAAAACAACATTACTGTCATCAATCACGTTAGCCACTATATCAGAAGCAGATATGCTACCGGGATAGTGATTTTTAAAAACTTGTTCGCCTGTCGTTGGGTCAGTGTAACTAACTCCGTTAAACACTCCGACAACAGGAACAGCACCAGTGGCAGCATGTCGACCTAAAACTCCACCTGTTAATTGCGTACATAAGTCGCCATTAAAAATTGGTGTTGTAGCTCCACTAGCTATCCTATATCTGGATTGTCCTCCAGAATAAGGTGCTCCGCCATTCATACGAACAGGTTTTAATCCAAAAGGGGCATCTTTATTAGCCATAATTTTTTTTACCTATTTAGTTATGATTGTTACTTTTTCCCAAAAGTAACATTAGACTTTCTTTGCGAGTCATACTTGACATACCTACCGTCTTTAGAAGACTCATTAAACATATTATTGTCTAATGCTTCTTTTGCTTGTTGGTTTTTGCCTGAGTAATAAGCATTACGTTCGGCTATGGTTTCAAGAGGAATCTTCGCTAAGAGTAGTCCTTCGTTATATACTACGCCAGCATGTCTACCAGAATCCATAGTAGGCAGTTCAAATTCTTGAGGTAAGTCGGTTCCTTTTACAAGTTCCCAACCCTCACGAATTCTTCTACTTACATTGGCTCTGTCCTCTTGTCCCATCATTGATTCTCTTATCCAACGATATTCATATCCTTCAGGTGCTTGAGGTGTTTCTAGTTTTCTTACTGGTCGCCATGGGGTTCTCTTCGAATTTTTAGCGTGAGTTTCGGATTCACGAGATTTTCTGGTTATTGTTTCTTGTTCTACTTCATTAGTCATCTTATTTAGCCTCTCTTAGTGAAATTTTTTGTTTCTCTTTAGCAACAGATTTTAACCATGCGTCTTCCGACATATTATGTGGTTTCAATCCCCTAAGACGTTCAACTTCTGATTTAGAAAAAGTCACACCGTTCTTCTTGCCTTGTGTTTTTTGACGACTACCAACGGTAGGTGAAGCGACTCTTTGCACAGCGGGTCTGTCTTCGGATTTTACGTCATTTTTTTGCCCTTCTAATGTAGGGAAAACTTTTTTTACTCTGTCAGTCAATTCATTATAATAATCGTCCGACTCAGGTTCAAAACCTTCTTGCATCAAAACTATATGCGTATAGTCAGCATATTGTGATGCTTGCACAGTTTCTTCATTATCAGCGTCACCATACCAAGAGTTATTTTCGTGCCAATCTAAAGCTTTATCGCTTGGCTTCTCTGGTTGTTGTTGCTGTTGTTGATATTGCTGTTGTTGATATTGTTGTTGTTGCACTAGCTGTGGGTTTTGCACAGGCTGTTGTACTTGAACTTTGGCCATTCTGACTTTTTCTTTTTGTATGCTCAAATCACTTTTTAAAGTGTCAGCTTTTGACATTAAGTCAGCATCACCAGAAGCTACAGCTTTTTTATACAACTCATTAGCTTGTGCTTCTTTAGCTTGTATTGCGTTTTCTTCTGCTTGCACCAACTGTGCCCTTGATTGCACACGCTCTTGATTGTAATAAACCGTTTCTTGCTGTTTTTGTGCCAGCATTTGTTCTAATTGTGCTGCTCTTTCTTCTACAGCTCTATTACGTTCATTTAACTTATTTATTCTTTTTGAAACCGATTTAGTATAGCTTTCCAACTCATCGTCTGGAGATGCTTCTACTATGTCTTGTTCTACTACCTCTACTTCAACGTCATCAGCCTCAGACTGAATTTGTTGTGCATTTTCTTGTTCATTCATCATAAACTCACTATGTCATCAGGGTCGAGAATTGTGGCTATCACTTCATCATCATTGATAATGCGTACTTCAGCACCTTCC